TTCGTCACCGTCTGGCCCATCAATTTTGTCGCCCTTTTTCTTGCCATTCATTTTGGCTTTCTTTACAGCGTGTGCATATGCATTGCCTTCTGTTTCATCTTCGTTCATTTTGTTCTTTTCGTGACAGTCACAATGCTCGCAATCTGGTCCACATTTGCATTCTGTTACAGGTTTACCGCAACACGCTTCTGGACACATTTCTTCTTTTGCTTCTGCAAACTGCCCCATCATGTCTTCAAAACTGTTTTCAATTTCTTCACCGTACTTGTCAAAACTTCCTGGCATACCACGAGTTGACCCGTCTGGTCCTGTTCCCATAAAGTAAGGCATTTCAATTACTTGTCCTACTTGTAGTGATTTAGGATCTGCAATATTGTTAAGCATCATTATTTCTTTTACTGCTTCTTCAATATCAGCACCATGGAAATTAGCATTTTGGAATTTTTTAGCAATTGAATATATTGTATCACCTGATGCAACTTTATATGTTTCTGCAGGTGCTCTTACTTCAACATCGTCAATTGGTGCTTCACCTAATATATCTTCTGCTGTAATACCTTTTGCTTTTGTTGCTTCACTTACTAGGTTATATATGTAAGGGAATACATCTTTTAATTCTTCATTAAACTGTCTAATAGTTAATTGGTCTATCCAATTCTCTGCAACGTCACTTGGTACGTCTTCCATCATTGGTTTTTCAAATGCTGCAATAGTTTCTGCATAAAACTTTGGTTTTTGTAATGACTCAATTGTTTTTCTTACTGTAATAATTCTTTCTTTGACAACATCCATATATCCTGCTAGGCTTTCTGCCATTACAGCCGAACGACCCATGTAAGATTTAAACTTGCGGAGTTTATTCATCTCTTCACTTAGGCCTACAATATGTGTTCCAAAATCATCAAATGGTTTACCACCTTCAGCAACGTGTCTTGCCATTGCTCTAGCACCAGTTAAATGTTTATATGGATATAAGAAGCGTTCACCATCAGCACTTTCAATATATATTTTTCCAATATTTCTTGTACGTGTTTTACCAAGTTCTGGATTTACGCTTTCAGTGTGCTTGATAACTATCCTAGCACTATCTACATTTTGGTAACTATGCTTGTTAGTACCATACATCTTTGATTCACTCATTGTGTTGTCTCCGCGATTTGTTGCTAAAAAAGCATAATCTCTACGATCTAAATTTGACTTGTTAATATTACGTGTGTCAAATTTTAATAGACGCTTTTTGCTAAATTGTCTTAGTTCTTTTAAAAAATCATACCAGCCTGCTTTTGTAAGTTCGTCTTGTTCGCCTACAAAGTTGTCAGCATACATTACTTCAACTGCTTCGTCAGTAACGCTAACACTAACCTTTCCTAAACTTTCGTCACCTTCTTTGTAGTCAAAGTCAAAGTAACGAGCGTCTTTAGGTACATTGGTTACGTTTCCTTGAGCATCACCAATAGTAACACTTGGAAAGCGTCCACGTATTTTATTAAAAAGTTCTTCTGATATTAAATCTAAATTTTTCATTGTATAGTATTTATCAATAGTTACTACTTATGAAGATCGGCATTGGTGCTTCGTAGTCATCTATTTGCTCCGCTTGTGTAAATGTATTATAAATTCTAGGATCCCAATCTTTAAGAACAGCCATCATTCTTATTGCAAGTAATGTAGCACTTATGAGATCATCTGTTTGTCCTAGTTTTGCATTATAACTTGACCCAGTTGCGACATAGTTTTTAAGCTCTGATAGGAAGGGTTTTGAATGTACTATCATTTTATCATTTTCGATCATAGTTTTTAATCTACTACATGCTGAAATTTTAGTACCGTGTGTAGTGTTGAAGCCTTTACGGAATTTACGTACATGTCCCTTGCGGATAGGCTCACTAACAAATAATCCGGGTATATTCTCTTCACCAAAGTCGTTTATAACGAGAAGTGCCGCTTCGCCTATTCCATTGTTCTCTACGCTCCAGTAAATTCCGTTGGCATTCCCGGTTTCTTGTTGTAGGTAATTACAAATATCTGCAAGTACTCTAATCTGTCCAGGTATTGCTGTTTGGTTATGTTGCCATTCTGCTACTTGCTCATAACTAGGTAATTCAAATACTTGTATAGCTGCGTTGTCTCCGCCTGTACCCATACTTGGATCAAGTGCAACAGCATATGTAAATTCTGATGTAGGTTTTTTATACCAACGTGTTTGTCCCATATTAACCAAAGGACTTTTACCGTCCATGGCACTAAGTTTTATACTGTTAATTAATGTTTCGTCAAATACTAAGAATTCACAATCGTATTCACGTCTAAATCTTTCTTCACCAATACGTCCAAGTTCTTCTTCTTTCCATTTGTCATCTCTGTCAGGGTGTTCATCCCAATAACTTCTAAAACTATGAAATCCGTTAATACCTACTTCTTGCTCATTACCGTGATCGTCAAATTTATCTTCTGCTTGTTTCCAAATAGTAGCAAATGTATCTTCATCACTATTAGGTGTACTAGTAATAATAGCACGACCACCTGTTGCTAGTGTAGGAGATATTGATGTCCAAAAATCGGTTGCAACATTAGGTTGTACAAATGCAAACTCGTCACAGTATAGTAATGATATACTCATACCACGTCCTGTGTTTCCTGTTGTAGTAGCACTAACAATACGTGATCCATTTTCAAATTCAATTGAACCTTTGTTGTAGTTTGTAACACCTGCTCTAATATGATCTGGACACAATTCATATACATAACGTATACGTTGCATAATCTCTTGTGCGCCTGTGTATTTGTGGGCAGCAATAAGTATTGTTTGGTCAGGTATAAACATTGCATACCATGCTAGATATATTGCCGCACAAGTAGTCTTACCTGTTTGCCTAGGCATCATATTAATATTAAAACGATAGTTATGGTAACTGTGCATCAAACGCAACTGGTACTCAAAAGGATCAAACAACAACTTGCCTCTTACAGGATGCTGAATGTAAGAAAACTTACGTGCAAAATACAAGTAACCTTCGTCAGGATCCATACATTTTTGTAAGTCCTCGATTTGTTCATTAGTCCAGGTTTCTTGTTTGTTTGCTTTTTTGGTTAGTACACCATCTAAACTTTTACTCATACTAGTATTTAACCTATTATATCGTCATAGTATCCTGTATCGAATCGCAAATCAAACAACTTGCGTTTATCTTGCTGTATTAGTACAGGTACTGGTGATGCGTTAGGACCGTTAGTAGGCTCGCTCCATAGCCATTCATACTCACCGTTATCAATTTTTTTGTGTAATTTTTTTAGGCGTCTACGGTTGTAGTTTGGACAAATATAAACAATGGCCTGATTGTTACCTAGTGGTTCAATCTCTCCAGACCATTGTATAATTTTTAATTCGCCTTTTTTAAGAGCTGCTCCGCTCCAGGGACATACAGGTTTAATGTGTTGGAAATATTCTTCCCAATTAACCTCTTGACTTCTTACCACGACTCTTTTTACCTCTAGAGCCCTCAGTTGTCTTTTTATCCTTGCCACGTGATGCCATTAATTTATTACCACGTGATGCGTTTAATTTTTCGCCACGTGACGCTTTTAATGTTTTACCACGTCCACGACCCTCAGCGGTCATCTTTTCGTTTAATGCTGCCCAAAGCTGTTCTTTAATTGATGTTTCTACAGCCATTGCATTGTCGCCGTCTTGTGCTTTTGCGTATGCTTTTTTCTGTCTGTTTATTCCACCGCTTAAATCATGTGTCATTGTTTGTGTATCAGCATATGATTCGTCTGGGCTATTATCCCAATCTTCTTCTACGCCTTCTTCATCCATTCCACATGGACTATCCATTTCTGGTTCATTTACTATTGCCATTTTAGACATCATATCGTCATGACTATTGCCTGCGTGTGGCATAATATCACTTACTGGTTTTGCATCATGCATACCTGCGTTTTTAAGGATGCCAGCTAATTCAGCAACCTCTGCTGCGCTATCACCATTAATTGAAATATTCATTGATGCTTCTTCGATTGCTTTTTTCATATTATTATCCTTACTTGCTGTTTGTACGCCACGTTCTGCTCCGTCACGTTCTGCGTTTGGTGTTCCTGCTTGTTGATTAGGTGCTCTATCTGCGCCTTGAGTTTTTGGAGGTGTAGCTTGAGCTGTTTTTTTATCAACAATCTTAGAACCTTTTTTGTTTTTTTGATATCCTTGTAAGTTTTCTAGCTTACCAAAACCATGTATAACTGTACCATCTGCTTGAGGGATTACAATGTATGGTGATGGATACTTTGCTTTCATTTGACTTACATTAAAGTTTCCTGCACTAGTAGGACTTTGTATATACAATTCTTTACTTACTTTTGGTTCTGCTTTTGTTGCAGCATCTGCTTGATCTATACCCTGTGCAACGCCGCCTTCTTGATCAACTGGAGCTTTAGCAGCTGCTTTAGCAAGAGTTGCGTCAACTTGCCCTGGTGCATCGCCGATTTCTTGACCTAATGCTTTACGTATTCTTGAAATTAAGTTACCAAACTCAGATGCTACTTTTGGATCTCTTTCGTTAGATGCCATAATCTGATCTAAGTACTTTTGTAGTTGCGCTTTTTGTGGCGGATCTAATGCTTCAATAAGGTTACTATTATTTGATAATTTTAGTATACTGTTTATAGATGTACTTTCGTTTGCTAATGCTAATAATTTTTCAACTTCAGGAGCAATATTTTGCCTAATTTTTAATCTACTCGGAATTACCGGATCTGGTGTTGCATCGGCCGATTTAGCAGCTGGATCAGTTTCTGGTTTAGCAGGCGGACTGTCACCTGGTGATACTTTGTTCTTTTCAAAATTATCATCTAATGCTTTTTTAATTGCAGCCATTGTGCCTGGACCTGCTTGTCCATCTACACTTAACCCATTAGCTTTTTGAAATGCTTGTACAGCTGCATAAGTTCCATTACCATACTTGCCGTCTATTCCGTTTGGATCATGACCTAATCGTGATAATGCTGTTTGTAAATTTTTAATTTCTGGCGTTGCTTTTTTGCCGCCATCATTGTATGCTTTCATTAAATTTGGAGTTGTAGTATCTAGTTTACGTCCTAGTAATGAACCGTTGCTAGGTGCTGTAGCAGCTGCTGCACCTGCTTGTCCTGCCGCCATAGCCGCTGCATTTGATGGTCCATCAATACCTTGTTTACTTGGATCAACTTCAGCGTTTGGATTATTATCTTGTGCTGCTGCATCTGCTGGTCCATCAACACCTTGCTGATTTGCTGGTGGATTTGTTTGATCACCTCGTGGGTCAGTTGCATCTGGATCTGTTGTAGTACTTGCTTGACCACCATCTGTGTTTGGATTGTTATCTTGTCCAGTAGTTGTAGTACTTGCTTGACCACCATCTGTGTTTGGATTGTTATCTTGTCCAGTAGTTGTAGTACTTGCTTGGCCACCATCTGTGTTTGGATTGTTATCTTGTCCAGTAGTTGTAGTACTTGCTTGGCCACCATCTGTGTTTGGATTGTTATCTTGTCCTGATGTACTAGTACTAGTATCATTTTGTGATATGTTTGCTTGTGCATTAGCACCTGCATCTGTATCTACTTGAGGTCCTGCGCTGAGGTTACTGTCGTCAACTGCTTTATCTAATTTTTTTACTACTTCAGGGTCAGCCTTTTTAACAACTTCTTCGGCTTCGTCATCTGATTTAAATAAACCTTTGATGAAATCAAGTACGCCTTCTTCAACTTTTTTGTTTTGTTCAAAGTCTACTTCTGTATATAACTTTGAATGGTCTATAAATTTTTTAATTTCATCGTTACTCATAATTAACTCCCGATAACAGCTTTGGAATTTTCAGTATCTTTAATATCTGCTGATTCACCTTTAGGTGCACCATCCATTGGATCAATTTCACGTTCTTTTCTAGCTGTTTCTAATTCTTTTAGTAAGTCCATTACTCTATTAGCACCAACTGAGTCTTGTGCGCTTTCGCCGCCCATGTCTTCAGTAGTTAGTTTTGCTTCGTATGGACCATCATCTTTTTCTGTTTGTTGTTCTTCAACAGGATCAAACTCGCCTCGTACAACAATATGGCTATGGGGAACATCACAACATTGTACTAAGTATTGTTCTAAAATATGACTTGTAGTCGGATATTTTAATTCTACTTCAAATGTAGTAACTTCCATATTTTGTAGTTGAGGAAAGTCTGCTGGTTTCTCCATAATTGGAGTTGCTTTGCCAGCACTCATATTAATAATCTCATACTTGTTAAGATTCATTTCCATATGGTCTTCAAATTTCTCTGGTAGCTCGCCTGCTACCCGCACTTTGAATTTATATGTTTTTTGTGACTCAGTTAAGAATTCTGTAAATTTTTTCATAATGTTGTTCCCGTTATAAACTATTTATCCATGTTTTTCAATTTTTGAAGTAAACTATTGCGATCTGTAACAACATATCCGTCACCATTTACAATGTCTCCTTCGTTACCCGAAGAATCTTTGTCTAGTTTTTCTTTCTTTAGTTGTAATTCAATCATCTTTAGTTTCTTATCCATCTTAGCTACTTTAGCATCTAAAGATGTTTTTAACATACTACCAGCAACTTCAAATACCCTGCCGCCATATCTAGATTCGACATTCATTCCTAAATCCATTAGATCTTCGTAACTTTGTAAAGCTCGTTGTGCAATATCATTAAGTTCTGCGTCTGCTTTTTCGCCTAAACCCTTAACACTAGGCAATGCACTAGCAATCTTATCAAACTCAGCAATATCTCTTAGAGTTTCTTCTTGCTCTACAATAGCTGTTTCGGCCTTAGACTTTTTCTTGTCTTGATCTACTAAATCTTTTGATTCTGGTAGATTAAGCAGTTCTTCTAATTTTTTAGTCATGTTGTGGTACCTTTAATATACACACTTATTTATCGGATCATCGCCGGCCGTTGTGAAAAATGTCGTCTTCTGTAACTATACGGAATTGTATGCTATTTTGCTTACAATACGCATATGCTGCTTCCCATTTGGCTTGATTGACTATCCAAGCCGCTTGATTTGCTCTACTACGCCCTAATTTTTCTCTATGTGTTTGATTAGCAGGCTTAACTTCTATAAGTTCTACTTTTTGTTTGCCGCCTCGATCAGCATATGCAATAAAAAAGTCTGGTACATATATTGTTTGTTTTCCAGTAAGAGGATTTCGATATGGTATTTTAATAGCTTCACTGGCCCACTTTGCTACTGCTGGATGATTATCACAAAATTGCATAAAAGCAAACTCCCAACTTGATCTATAAGTTGGTGTCTTAGTTCCTATATATTTTTCCGGAAATTTACAGTTAAATTTACCTTGTGCAAATCTAGCCATATTACACTACTACATTGCGTTTTTCAAGTGTGTCAACTACAGCGTTACTTTTAAATCCTAATGTGCTAGTATTAATTCTGTTGTAATTTAATACTTCTGCAACTACTGCACTTAGTTTTGTTTCGTCAAAGTCTTTTAATGTGTCAAGCAATACAAACACTTTTATGTCATCTAATTTTGCTTGTTGGAGCAAAATTGTTCCAGTACTAATTGCTGCTGATCTATCAAAACCTCTTTTTTCAAAAAATGCAACTACAGCATCAACTTCATTTGTACTAAACTCTAGTTTCTTTGTAAAATATTTGTCAAAAAATTCTGTTACTTTTTTATCGCCAGATTGTGTTTGTACTGGTAAACTGCTATTTGTCATGTTCCGGTCACCTTGTTTTCTAATGAACTCATATAATTAGGATTAGATGAATTGGCTCTATGTATTGCTTGAGCTTCAGCTCTAGATACACCTGAATTAGATTGTATATCCTTTATACCTTGTTTTTCAACTGCGCTTGATAATGCTGCAGGATTATTTTTTAAGAATCCTTTGCTACTAGTTACAGCTGCCGCAACTCCTGTTACAGCCGCCGCAAGTAATAAATCTTTACTTCCTCCGCGTCCGCTGTTTTTTGGAAAAAATGTTTGAGCAACTCCGCTTACATTTGTTCCTGTAGCTTGTCCAATTGCACTAGTTAGTATGTTAAAGCCTTCTTGCCTTATACCTTCTTTGCTTAAATTTCTTACATTACCAATAAGTTGTGCACCTTGCAGTACAACTAGTAATGGGTTATTATATGCACCACCGCTTGCAATAAAAGAATACAAGTCCATAGCTTTACCAATTGTTCCACCAAGACCTAATTGTCCTCCACCTTCTAGTGTAATTGGACTAGGTGTTGTATCATAATGATCTTGTCCAAATCCTGTAGGATCTCCTTGTCCACCAATAGTAGTAGGACCTTGCTCGTAAAACACACTTTCGTATGCAACTGAAATAGTATTTGTTAAAGTGCCAGCACCGTCTGAATTATCAACAGTATCGTGTGCCCAATTAGTTAAAATTGGATTAACTAATGTATATGTCAAATGTTCTTTTCTTGACATCACACTAATTTTTATAGATTTAAAAAACGGTACTCCTGGATTGTTTACATCCATACCAAATTTATATTGGTTTCTACTAACACCTTCATATGTACTATGAGGATTAGTACCATATGCTCTGCCGTTGTCTTTTTGTTGGTTACCATCAGCAAAATAGTATCTATAATATGCTTGTAGCAATGCTGTTGTTAATCCTTGATTATCGTCATGAAACTCAATGTTTACTGGATCATACTGAACACTAGTTTGAAAATTCTTTTGTCTATTATATTTTTTTCTAGTTTCTACATTTGCAGTAAATTTAGGCAAGTCAGCACGTTTAACTAACATACCAATTTCATTTAATCCTGGGCCTTCAAATAATGCAGGAAGAATACCTTTTGCTTCTAGTGCTACTTCAAAGTTTACATGATAAGTAAATTTTGCTTTAGGTGCAAGACGTAGTCCGTCATCAACATATAATCTTGATGCGTGTTGGAAATCTGCTAAATTTCCTTTTGGATTAAGTGCTCCGTTAGCAATTGAATCGAGCAATGCATTGAATTTATTTGCCATACTAATATTTATCCAACTTATTAAAGTACGTATATAAAGAAAAAAGGGAGCGCAATGGCTCCCTTAAAAAAGACTAAATGAATTTTATTTTTATTATGCGCCGCCGCCAGTTACTAGAGTGTTAGTTGTACGTCCGATAGCTGTGCCAATACCTGTACCTTGTGGTGATTGTATTGCGTTATCGTAACGAATGTTTAGTGTAACACTTACTGGATCAGTTGAGTTTGAATATGCTAAACTGTTGTAGTTTGCACTTTCACAGTAACAACCGTATAGTTCAAATGTTTCAAGTACTGCTGGTGTGTTAGCACCATTACCACCATCTAAGATTTCAATACGTGTAACGAATTTATAATCTTGTCCTGATGCTGCACTTGACTGCTCATAGAAGTCAAATTGTTTTTGAAGTTGTTCGCCAACTAGTTTTTGTACATTGTTGTTTACATCTTCACGTAAGTTAAGTGTGATTGGTTCCCAAGTATGTTTACCTGCTAGGTATACTCTTGAGTTGTAAACATCTAATGTCATTTGTTCGAAACTTACATTTGGTCTAGTTACGTCAATAACTTGTTTTGTAAGTTCTGTTGTTGGTGTACTAATACCAAAGTTTTCTAGTGTCACTCTAAAGCGATACTGTAACTTCGGCATTAAAAGTCCCTGGTTACTAGCGGAATCTCCGCTAGCCAGTGGAACTGTAATTTTTGATAGTGTTGAAATTGCCATTTAGTCTGCTCCTGTTATATATATTTATCAGTTTAAAGTCCTGATATTTCTCCAGTATTTTTAAGTCTTAGTGGTATGTAAATAAACTCTACTGCTTTCACAGGTTCAATAGCAATGTCTAAGTATAGCTCATTCTTATCAATTCTGCTTGGAGTATTGTTCGACTCATCACAAACTACTAGGTAATCATATAATCCACGCTGTCCAACTAATTCAAGTAGCAAACTTTCTGCTGCTT